TTAGATACGCCCGCCGCTGCTCCACGATTTTACCGTGGTTCGCACATTGCGCGTTCGTGCAGGTAAGGTCCTGCTCTATGTATACTTTGGTAACGGGGTCCGGGCTGTTGTCGCCCTCGGCCTTTGTTCGGCTGCCGGAAATGCGCATCTCCGTTTTACACAATGGGCATAGCATTTTGCATCATCCCCTCTCCTGCCGTCATTACAGGAGATGCGGTTGCAACTCCATGTGCGCCCATTCCCGTGCTGGGCATACCATTCGGCACGCCCATAGCAAGCATCGCCTGAGCGGCCTCCTGCTGCGCCTGTGCGCGCCTGTCCAAAATGGCCTGGAACTTGTCCTTCGGCACGCCGGAATTGTCGTCCAGCGCCTCCACGTATTCCTCAAATGTGATATGCTGCTGCGCCAGCGCGTTTTCCAGCGAAAGTTCGCGGGAAAGCACGCTGTACGGGTCGATGGGCGAAATGTCGATTTTGATATCAATGTCCAGATTTTGAAGGTCAGCGTTCGAAATCAAAACGCCGTTGTCCAGTTTCAATCCTTGTACAGAATACGCTACCCACAGCTTGTACCAGATCATCGCCAGGTCTTCCACGAACTGCTTATATGCCGCGCTCTGTTCGTTCAGGTTCATGGCGCTCTGGTCGCGGGCCGCCTTGATGGCCTCGCCGCTGGTTTTTGTTGGGTCTACCTGTCCAGTGGCTGATTCACTTGCTCCTTCAAGCTCCCGGCTGGTGCCCACAAGCTCGGCCTGTAAATTCGCCGCGTCGCCGCTGATGGGCGCGGGGTTCAGATACTGCACAAAGCTGCCCACCGGGTTCGCGTTCAGGTTTTTCACACCGATGCTTGCCCCCACTGTGCCCAGGCTCTCCGGCTGCAGCAGCTTGTCCTGGTCGTACACCACCGTGGGAAAGCTGTACCGCTTCACGCAGATGGCCCGCCGCGCCAGCGTGCGGTTCACCTCGATCTGGTTCGGAATCAGCGTTTCCACAACGCCCACGCCCCGGGCGCTGCCCATTTTTTCTTCCCAGCGCATGCCGCACACCGGGTAAACGTCCAAACCGTTGATTTTCTCCATGGGCCGGTAAATAACGGTCTCCGTTGAACGGCAGAACTCCATGCCATCTGTTGTCTTGCGCATGAACAACAGGCTTGTGCATTTCCCGTTGTCCGTCTGCACCTCGTCGGCACTCGTAACGCCTAACTGCGTTTCGTCCGCTTCATCGGATACGATCATACGGATATCCGCTTCGTTTATCCCATTTTCCTTCGCCTGTTTACGCACGCTGTCCACAGGCACGCGCTCGGCAATGATAATCCATTCCTGTTCTTCCAGGTTCGGCTCCTGCTCGTTGGCCAAATACAGCGAAGTCTTATCAATCAGCCTCATTTTCAGCCGTGGCGTCATGTCTGTTACTACGCTGTTGCTCGGCTTTCGGTCATCAAAGCAGTACAGATAATGATCTCCCGTGATGCAAGCATTTTTCACAACGGCCCATTTCTTGCTGTCCAGTTTGCCCTTTTCCCACTGCGCCGCCGCGAACTCCGTCAATGCGTCGCAAATCTCGGCTTTCTGCGGGTCGTCATCCATTGGAGAAAATATGATCGCCGTATCGTTCATCGCTACCATGGCAATTTTGTACCGGCAGATGGGCTTGATAAAGTTCAGCACCGGTAATTCCTCATCTCCGGACTGCAGCCCGTGCCACTGGTCGCCCTCGTAAAAGCGGTGGCATTTTTCCGTCAGCGTGTACATGTTCGCTTTGTTGTGATGGTCCTTGCCCGCCTGGTACTTGCGCCAGATGTCCGTACACTCTTTTTCCTGCATCATTTAACCACCCTCTGGCCTTTCCCGGTCCCGTCATATGCATCGATGTTCGCTAGAATCGCGTCATATTTGTCCGTGCGCTTTACCGTAGCTTTTACAGGCATCTGCACAGGCTCCGGCGCTATTCCTTCCTGCATATGCATGCCATCGCGCAGCCCCATGCGGTAACAATGTACGCACAGCACCGCCATGCCGCATAGCCCCAGCGCCAACACAATAGCCAAAATGTCAGATAACATGGTATTTCCCTCCTTGCCCCAGCGGTCCCGCCGTCGGCTTCTTTATGCTGAAATCATCCCGCAGGATATCGTGTGTCTGTTTTTGGGGAGCCTGCGCCGCCGTGCTCCAATAGGTGCAGAACCCACGCAGCGCATCCGGTGCATGCGTCAGCTCATGCGGCTCATTTGCCACATCCTCCGGCTTTTTCTCGTCGTGCCGCAGGGCAGGCAGCGTGCGGATCAGGTTTGCGCAGGTGTCGAAGATACGCAGCCCCGGAGATGTTCCGCCCTGCTCGTCCGGCCGCAAAGCCAGAAATTCCCGCACCGCCAGCCATCCGGCCACACGGTCGTTCCCGGTCTTTGTCAGTGCGACGCCATTCTCAAAAAATATTTCCGCCGCGCTTTTCCCCGTGTCCTGCCTTCGGTTCCACAGGTCCGGCGGTGCCAGCCATGTGTATATATCGTCATCACCGTTTACCTCCAGCATCCGCCGCGCCGCCTCGCTGATGATGTGGCCCTGTTTATTGGCTCCCTTGCCATTGTCCCGGCCCTCGTATAGCTCCTTATACACCACGGCGCGCCCCTGCTCGTCCACAGCCACCCAAAGCGCCGCCAGCATGTCCATGCCGTAATCCAGCGTCACATAGCACCGCCAGTGCGCCGGGATGCCGTGCGGCCTGCACACATGCACATTGCGGTCAAATTCCGCGAAATACTGGCCCTCAAAGATGTCCCACTGTCCCAGCAGCCACGCCTTGCGCTGTTCCTCCGGCAGATTTTCCAGCATGCGCACATAGTCCGGGTCATGTTCCATCAGCGCGTGGTTGTCATATACGTTTGCGGCTATGAACAAGTAATCCTCCGGGCGTTCCGACGTTTTGTACTGCTTGTCAATAAACAGCCGTTTCACCCAAGTGTGCCCCACGCCGCCGGGGTTGCAGGTCAGATAAAAGCGCTTTGGGAAGTCGTTGGCTCCGCGCAGGCATGCCGTAAGCGTGGTGAACTGGAACTCCGTGAACTGCGTGGCCTCGTCCATAAAAATAACGTCGTACTCCTGCCCCTGGTATTGCAGCACGTCCGCCTCGCTGTCGCAGTAGCCAAATACGATGCGGCTGCCATTGGGAAACGTGAAGGATTTGTCCATGTCCCGATACCGCGCAATCCCCATTAAGTCGGCAATCATTGGCAAAATGTGGTTTTCCCGCAGCTCCGGGAACGTGCGGCGCAAAATCAAAATGCTGATCCCGTTATAAGACAGTGCAAGCCCGGCAGACTTTTTGCGTACCGCCCAGCTTTTGCCGCCGCCGCGCGCCCCTCCATATGCCACAAACCTTGTGCGCGCTTTAAAAAAAGCAATCTGTTTTGTGTTTGGCTTTCCAATATTCCATTGCATCAGCCCATCAGCTCCCGCGCTTCATCGGACATCACGATTTGCAGCGTCGCGTCAAGGTTCCCGTCAATTGGCTGTGTAGCCTTACCGTACACCCTGTCAATCACTGTCTTTGCCGCGTCCATCCGCAGCGCCAGCGGAGCGTCCTCGTCATCTATTGTTTTGATGAGCAGCTTTGCGGCGGCAGGCGTTGCGGCCTTGAACATGTCCCGCACATCCGGCGGAATTTTAGGCCGCCCCCTCGGGTTTCCGCTTTTTCCCTTTTCAAACGGCTTCCCCGGTACGCTCTTCTTTGCTGTTTTCGTGCTGTTAGCAGCAGCCATCCGCCCACCCCCTTTCAGGCATAAAAAATAGGCCCAGGGTTTCCCCTAAGCCTATCCTATCAAAAAAGTAGTTGGATTTTGCGCCACGTTTTATTTGTCTTTTTCCCGCTCCATGCGCTCACGGATTGCCTGCAAAATGTATCCTTGCAAACTCTGCTCCGCTGCTGCCGCTGCCGCTCTTATTTCTGCACCTTCATCCTTTGTCGGCCTTACCATGATATTATCCAGCTTTCCCATATAGCGCGCATTTGATGCCTTTTTGTTCTCGGATATCGCCATAGCGCACCTCCTTTGCTTATATAATATATGTTTACATGCGGAATGTCAACATGCTAAAATTGCATATATTTCTTTTTGCATGTTTGTATGCTTCGCCAATTGCATGTTTACATGCAGCATGTTAATATATAGACACAGCAAGGGCAGCGGCAAACCGAAAGCGAGGTGAGCCGATGACCTGCAAAGACTGGGCGAAGCTGGACAGCAAAACACAAAAGCAGCTTTTCGCCGCAGCGGTTGCAAAGGCAACAAAAAAGGCCAGTAGCCGCTAACTACTGACCTAAAGGCACACCCACACAAAAGCTGTTGCCCTTGTCTGTATTTTACCATATCACCCACACAAAATGCAAGGAGGATGCGAAGCATGACAAATCTTGAGATTATCACCAATGCGGCAATCGCGGCTGAACTTTATACGGAAGATGAGGCAAAAACCATTATCAGCGAACAGGGAGAACTCCCCATCCATACATACACACAATGGCGCAAGATGGGATATCAAGTAAAACGCGGAGAAAAAAGTGCTCTTGTATGTGATCTGTGGCGCTGGAAGGAAGAAAAAACCGAAGTCACTACAAAGGACGGAAAAAAAGAAGATATTGACACCTCCCACCACTACAAGCAAAAGGCGTATCTTTTTACTGTACAGCAGGTTGAAAAAGCACATCAAATTCCAAAACTTGATATCAGAGCCTATAACGCCATGTTGGCCGCACAGCGAAAAACAAGCGCATCCGCTTAATATGTCAATAAGGCTGTCCTACCGGCCAGACGGGGAGAAAGGAGCCTGCACATGCTCACACTTTGCGTAACCTTCGCGGACGGTGATACAATCACCACCCGATTTAACGGCACCGAGGCCGAGGCTCGCGCCTACTATGCGCCCGGCAATGTGTTCAATATAGGCACCGTTTACGACAACATGCAGCCGGTCACGGAACTGCACATTTTGAAGGAGGAATAACCATGTATTACGAAATCAATGAAGAACTTTGTAAGCGAGGACATGAACAGAATCACCTTATCACCGACTACAAGCCCGGCAGCACGACGGCCAGTTACCGCGCCGCGGTGGATGCATTTGCCGCCAAGTGCGAGGCTGCAAAGCAGGGATGCCGCCCCGGCCACGAGGCAAAACTTGACGCACTGGCCGACCGCTACGCCCGCCGCCTCGCGGCATACTACAACGACAGCGCCGCGAACAATGCCCGTCATGTATCGTGGTTTGTTGCAGGCCCCAGCAACTACAACATGAGGGCGCATGAGAAGTGGAGCCGCCGAGAGGAAAAGCTCCGGGAAGAGTGGAACGCCATCCAGCAGATGAAGGACGAAATCGGCCGGGCCGCCGGTGATCCCAGCACGATTCTATCCGGCGATCCCGAAGCGGTGGAGCAGCTACAAGCCAAGGTCGAGCGTTTGACGCTTGCGCAGGATACTATGAAAGCCGCGAATATTCATTACCGCAAGAATGGCACCATGGACGGCTTTGAAATGTCCCCGGAGGCGGCGAAGGCCGTCAAGGAGGTCACGCTTTACGCCTGCGGGCCGTTTCCGACCTATGCCTTGACAAATAACCGGGCCAACCTCAAACGCACGCAGGAGCGCCTTTCCGCATTGCTTGCGGCCAAGGAGGCCGCGCCCGTGGAGCAGCAGGCCGCGGGGGGATGCACCTACCGAGAGGATACCGAGATCATGCGCGTGCAACTCATTTTCGATGGCAAGCCGGACGCCGACACGCGCGCGCTGCTGAAAGCCAACGGGTTCCGCTGGGCACCGTCGCAAAATGCATGGCAGCGCCAACTTACAGACAACGGCAGGCGCGCCGCGCGAGAAGTTATATCAAAACTGTAAAGCAAAGCCGGAGGTGAGAAGCCTCCGGCTTTTGCTATATCAATCCCAATTCTTTCGCCAACGCCCAGCAGAATTTTCGTTTCTCCCTTGTGAACGTCCTGCGGCTCACCGCAAACCCGTAATGCGCCTCCAGGAAATCATACGGCCAATCCTTTTGATTGATGATGGATAGCTTCACAGCGGCCACGAGTGCCCTGCGTGCTGCGACCGCATCATTATCAAAGCTTTGTCCAACGCTTTCCTCCGCACGCGCCACAGCTTGCTTATATCGGTCTGGCAGCACATCCAGCGCCTCAACAACTCCCGCGCACGCGCGCACGATTCCATGCGGTAAATCATACATCAGATAAACCCTCCACGAATCGCCACATATTTTCCATAACTGATTGGGCATTCTCCGCGCTTACGGCGCTCGTTGTTATATGTATCCAGCTCCCTTAAAAATGCACCAAGCTTGTCCCGCTCCCTTATTTTCTCGGCTTTTCTTTTCAATTTTAGTTGTTCTTGTGCTATTTTTGATTTTCCATTCTTACCTTTTTAGCACATGCATCACAATATTTCCGAGACGAGTTCGGTCTCTTCAATATCATCGGAACACCACACACTTCACACTGTCGCTCAATCATCATCGAACCTCCCTGAAACCACCAGACACGCCCACATAACAACAGGGCAGGATAGCAGCAATACAATTCCCACAGCCTTTGCGAAAGCTATGATTATTTCGAGCATGCCGGGGCCTCCTTGAGCCTGTTTTCAAGCCTGCGCACCTTGTACCTTCTGCGATTTTCAACAGCTTCAAAGCACTCGTACATCATGCAGAGTTGCTCCAGCATAATAGACACGTCCGCGATCTCATCAACGATGGCATCCGTGGCCGCTGGCTTTTCGTTCACGCCGGCGCGGCGCATTTTACAAATCGCCTTGATAAGCTCGCTCATTTCTTCGATGGCTACATCTTCTTGAGCAGTTTGTCCGTATGTAAGGATGGCCTTTTCAAATACTTCTTTCACTGGTTTTCCTCCTCACACATTTTTACGCCTCTGCCCACCGGAATAAGCGAATATACGCCGATTACATGCGCAAGCGGCAGGCTCGCATGACAGGCAGTCACCATCATGGCAAGCGCATTTTCGTCAACTTTGGCGCTGTCATGCATGACAATAGCATCCGATTCGCCCCTGCGCGTTTTCACGCGCACACGCTGCCCTTTTTTCAAGTCAACAGGCGTTTCAAAAAGATAATTACCGAATCCATAGTCGGCTTCATGCCTTACAAGTACAACGTTCGTCATAATCTCAAATCTCCTTTTTTTTACACTTCACAAATTCGCAATTCCCATCAAGCGGGCAGCTGGTGCAAGTCCGTGTGTCCGTGTACGTTTCCACACGCTTTAAAATGCCGCATCTTTCAATATTTTTCGGCACATACGCCCCGCACGGCCATGTCAAGCCAGAGCCTGTCCGGCAGTCATCGTACTTGGTACAGTTTTCACACTTCATCACTGCGCCTCCTCTGCTGGCTGCTGGAGCCATTCCAGCACGCACTTTTCACATTCATTATTGCAATCTGCAAGAATTTGTTCATCGCATTTGCATGCGCCGGTATAGCTCCAATCCGGAATGAACTTTGCCAGCTCTACATCGCTCATAGCCCGGATGCGGTCGGCGTTCGTGAATGGTGGAAGCAAAACTTTCTGATTGAATTTATCGCAATCGCTTCCCTCCAAAAAATATCCTACATCATATCCGCAGCACTGCTCCTTGAATGGACATTTTGCTTTTGCTCTCGGATCGCATTTAATCATGATCGTCCTCCTTCGGCTTTGAGCGGTAAGCAATCCATGTTTTTCCGTATTCATCGCCTCTCCCCGCAATTAACCGAGACAAATTATATGCATCCCTCCATCGTGAAGTGTAATCAATTGGAATTGTAGGTTTAAAATCCACATACAATGGTTTAATATCATTTGGATGTCCTTTTGTTATATGTTCCTTTACTTCCTCCAGCGTCAGCGGCTGCGGGTTCTCGTGCACCGCCTTGTATCGGTCGCGCTCTGCGGTCACCGTGGCAAGTTCGCCTATGAGATTCGTGTTGTCGATTCTTTCGTTGGTTAATTCGGCGTGCAATTGTTCAATGCGGTCCGCTGCTGTTATAAACTCTGAACGCTTACATAGAGTTGGTTCCCATTCGTCCATCATGCAATTAGCATTTAATCGCAACCGCTCTACAAGCTCTTTATCTGTCATGCTCTGCCTCCCTTTCCTTCAGCGCGGCCTCGGCGGCTTCGCGGGTCAGAAATACGGTTTTGCCGATGTCCTGTAATTCGTATGATGTAACCGCATTCCGAAAGTTTTCAGCGTGTATCACTAAATGATTCACACTTTTAGACAGAAGCATCGACAGGGATATCACGATTTTCTCTCTTACTTCTCCGAGCGTAACATCGTATAATTTATCCCCCACATCGCACGGCAGCACCACAAGCCGCCCCTCTTTCTCCGCCTGCGCCAGCTCGCGGAGGCGGCCGGGCGTCACGCCAAGTATCTGCCCAGCTAATTTTAGTGTGGCGTCCTCGTTAAACGCCTTTTTCATATCCTCCGGCTCCAGACCGATTTCCTCATAGGCGGCGAGGCGGTCAACCCAGTCTCCACTGTATTCTGTATCGTCGATTTTAAGCCGAAATTTTCCACTGTCAAAGTATGTATATCTTTCCATGTAAATCCTCCTACCATCTGCGACCATCAACAGGTTCAAATCGATGCTGGTCGAGCCAATAATGCGGGCATTCTTGCAATCCGTACAAATAGGCCAGATACGCTTTTCCTACATTCGCATTCCCGCATCCAATGCCTCCGCCGTACAGGCATGAGGAGCAATTCCGCGGCACTTTTTTAAACTCATGTACTTCTATTTCTCGCATTGTGAACCCTCCCGTATGTCTCCGGCCCACTGCTCTGCCATGGCACGGGCTATTCCCGGGAATGTCTTTGCCCGGTTTTTTGCTCTGTCTTCGCTCGGCGGCATTTTCCATATCCTCTGCTCTCTCCCATCAACGATGTTTGTTGGGACAAGCAATGGAATCCCTTTAAGCCACAAGCACGTCTTTTTTGTTTCCCCGTGCCCAAACTGCCACGGCTGGATAATCTGATCCGGCTTTCTCCACACGCTTGACATAATCCCAACTGGATTTTCTATCGCTATTTTTGGGCAATCTGCGTTTGCAAACCGCATAAAAAAATCAATCGCCGCTTGCTGCCGTCCGTCTTTGCGCTTTTGCTCAAAATACCTTGCACCACTCACAGCCAAATGGGTACAAGGAGGAAACGCAAGAATCATATCCCATTTCATTTTCAAAAGTTCCAGGGCGTCCACCTGCAAATGCCACTCAGGGTGCCCGCCGCTGCATGGTTCAATGTCGCAACTGTATGCCTCATGTCCTAGCCTGCGCATTTCGATTGTTACCGCCTGCGATTCTTCGCAGGCTACTAAAATTTTCATTGTGAACCCTCCCGGCGCTGGCCGCACATGGGGCAGAAACCAGCGTCAATTTCAACATACACTTCGCCTGTTAGGTCTAACAATTTGTCCCTCAACGCCTGTACTTCCGTCAGAGGTGCAAGCAAGGGTCTTGCATATTGCGTAGTCTTGAAATACAGTTTTGCTCCACAAAACTCACACCCCTTGCTCCGTTCCTCACGCTCTTTGATGGCGGAGATTGCATGCGCACAGGCTTCTTGAAACTCTTTCCGGTAACACTCGTTCCCGATATACGGCTCAAACCGAGCAATCGCCTCTCTGTCAGTCATTGTCATTCCCTCCGTCCATCTTAGCTCCGCAGTTGGGGCAAAAGTTTGTTTTAAATGCGTTTGGGTTTATATCGTGACACACAGAACAACTTGTAGCGTTTCCGCGGTACGGCCTGTCTCCCGCTACGCAAACATATCGATTTGGGATATTTAACCACTCCCCACGCACCACAGGCACAGCATCACACGTCAGCGGCTTGTTCTCCGGCTGGGCGCGGCGGTTCCAGCGTTCAATGATTTTTCCCCTGCTCAACCCCTTAAAAAACCACTCGTGACATTCAGGGCAATGTACTGCGCTGTAAATCTTCACGTTTCGGCTGTTTTCAGAATCAAGCATGTCTATCTCGACTTTTCCCCCACAAAACGGACACGGCTTTAAGTCAGTCATTGTCATTCCCTCCATCCATCTTCGCCCCGCAGTGCGGGCAGAATTTATACTTTTTGATGTTTCCGATAGCACCTTGACATACAGAGCATCTAAACTCCCACCAATCGTCGTTAAAAATCCACTTCCCACGCCGCATAGGAACAGCGTCAACGGCGGGAGCGTCCTCTATGTCTCCGACATCTACCACTTGCACATATCCGCACTGTGTATCTGCTTCCCATGCTTTTTCCAGCAGCGCCTTTCGGCTTATCAAATCGTCCATTTTCTTTCTCTCCAATCACATCGGCTCTACGCCCATCTTTTCATAGCTCATCCTCGATATCGGCTACGTCTACACCAGCTTCACGCAAATCTCTCAGCATCGCAAAATCCGCGCAGTTGTCAGCCCGCAGCTCACCGTATTTCTCGCATACCTGCGGCATCTCGGATTGGATTCGCTCGATATCCTCAGCAGTAAATCCGGCATTGAGCGCTGCGCACATCCACAGATACTGTGCACGCCTGGCAACGTCATCCAACTGCTTTTCAATCACCCGTTTTGCAGCATAGGCGGCTGCCTGCCGCTCTTTTACAGATAGGCATTTATCCCTGTATCTTGCGTTCACACGTCATCCATCCTTATTTGTCTTGCTTTCAACTTTTCTTTTACTTCGCTGCCCAACAGCGTTTTATCGCCAGTCATAGCCGCAATGCATGTGCAGGCTAGTGGAAACAGCACGTCAATTCCTTCTCCGCTTTCCAGCGCCTTATGCAGCCGAATGCGAAACTCGTTCGACACCTTTAATCCGGTCTGCCATTCATCTCGCAGCATGTCACGGGTATGTTCTGTACTGACAGCTCGTTCAAATGCATTCCGAAGCCGTACCTTTTCATCATGCGCCGCTTGCACATTCACAACGCCTCGTCTATAATCCTCATAGAGATGTCTGAGCGCAAAATAACACATCTGTTCATGCAGAGGCGCGTTATCCGGCATCGGTTCAAACTTCAGCACGGAATGTTCAATTTGTTTAAAATCCATTGTTTTTTCCTCAGTCATCGTAACCACTCGTATCCACCTTGTAACCACCCCACTGGTTACGTGTTTTTTGGCTTTGCAAAGCCATTTTTCAAGGTATGTAACCACTGTAACCACTATTTGTGGAAACTCCTATACGCGCGAACACACACAACCCATTTTTTACCAGCATATATGTTTCATACGTGATATGTATATCAAAACAGTGGTTACACTGGTTACAGTGGTTACAAGGTCTGATTTTTGGCTCTGTTGAGCCATTTTTTTGTAACGCAAAACGTAACCAGTAGAAGTTTGAGTGGTTACAAATCAGTCCGGAATGTAGTCCAAAGGCTCAAAATCGTCATTTTCAAGCTGCGGGAGCCTCAAAACCACGCATCTGGTGGGGATGTTGTTGATTCTGACAGTCTTCGTCAGATGCGGTTTGCTCATTTGCAGGTAGTTGTTCTGCGCGAGCCAGCTCAACAGCGCCTGCGCGTTGTATCCTCCGTCTGCGCATATCGAATCAAATACCTTCCGTATCACGATCGCCGTATCATCGTCCTCCAGCCGTCCCCAAACATCGCTCACCGGGGCATCTCCGCCAAGGAACTTGTTCGCATTTTGGCTGATCGTTTCGCATAAATACTGATATCCGCGCTCATGCGCTGAAACGCTTGCCTTGGTTCGCAGAAATTCGCTGATTTCACCGGCTGTGAGCGCGCGGCCATCTTTAAAAATCCACTCTGTTGCAAGATTGTCGGCTGTAAGCACAAGCGCCGCAGCCATAGCCTGCTTTTCCGTGGTATCTCCCTCGCCAAGCTGTACGCTGTACCGTTTAAACAGATCGGCAGCGCGCTCCATTGCACCGTCCTGTTGTAAGTGCTCAACAAATGCACGCCCCGCAAAGCCGTAGTTTTTACGAACGGTATCTGCAACGCCGCGCGGGTCTTCAAACAGTTTTTCCCGGCATTCTATTTCGATGATACGGTTTACCGCACCGCCGCCGCTGCCCGCGCCTGTAATAGGCATTTCTCCGCTTGTAAGGATGCAGTTTGCCCAGGTAGGGGTTTTATCCACCCCTCCGCTTTTCGTGCCTCTGGTGCGCCCTGCACCCTCCGAGAGCATATAGATGTCCTTGTCAAACTCCCGCTTGTCCTTTACGATCTGCAGCTCGTCCAGTATCAGAGGCAGACTGTTTACAAACGCCGCAGACTTTTCCCGGCCAACCGCAGTGCTGTTGAATGTGTGGATGAAACGCCCGATTTCAGGGTTTGCCCATACGCTGGCTGCCAGCATAAGGCCCACGGTCTTGCCGGATTCCGTGCCTCCCCAAAGGTGTACGAAGAACGGCAGACCGCCCAGCGGCTTTACAAGCACAGACGCAAACGCCGATGCAAGGATAACGCGGGCAAATACACTCTTCTGCCGGATGCCGCGTGCCATGCCGAGCCATTTTTCCATGCTGCCGCGTTTTTTCACGCTCTCAAAAAAAGTTCGAAAATTTGCGTCTCCGTCAAATACAAGTTCTTCCACGTAGGGCGAAAAACCCTCATCCTCAATCCAGCCTAGGCGGCTCACACTGTTTTTTTCAGGGATCCGATCATAGTTCAAAGATTCGAGGTCATAGAAATACTGTACCAGGTGCTTTGCGCTTTCAGACGTCACAGCGACGCCCACGTTTGCAAGCTCCAATATCTTATTTGCGCTGGCCAACACGCCTTTTTCAGCTATGACTTTGCGCCATTGCTTGCCCTTTCGATAGGCAATCTGAAGCTTCTCTGCGCCCGTGTCGATGTTTACGAGCCGCAGCACCGGCATGATCGGATGATTGCACGCCTCAATATCCGAGCCATATGGACCATCCGTTCTTATCCCAAATTCATCCGCCACCCAGCGGCCGGAATCCAGTTCCATTTCCTGTCCATCGAATTGCGTGACATTCGGCACCATGATCTCTTTGTTTTTGATGCGCAGGCTGTCTATGTATGCCTTATAGAGTTTTTTGAAGCCGTTCACGCCGACCGATTTTGCCCAAATCGTCATCTGTTCCAACGCACGGTCATGTACAAACGGGTCTGCCTTGTGCGCATAAACATCCTCAAACGGCTTCGTTCCTTTTAAAAAATCGTCCTTTGTATAGGGCGATATCGTCATTTCCTGTGATATTCAAATCACCTCCAAGGGTGGCCTTGCAGCCACTCCCATTCGTATTCACAACCACGCACAGTGGCAATATAGCTTGGATGCATTGCTTCTATGCCTATATGCGGACGGAAATCTTTCTCCGCTTCCTCACAGGCTCTGTACCGCAGCATATGGCTGTCCCACTCTTTCCTGTATGCCTCCAGCTCTTCCAGCTCTTTTGCACGCTGTGCGCGGCGCTGAACGGCCATGGCGCGGGTATCAGTCTTTTCATCATCTGTAAACCCGAAATCCGCGCCAAGCCGTATGACCGCCTGTGAAAAGCTGAGTTCAAACAGCTTCATCACGAAACTGATCACGTCGCCCCCGGCGCCGCATCCGAAGCATTTCCAGCGTTTGTCATTCGCGTATGTGCCAAGGCTCGCGGTTTTCTCGCTGTGGAAAGGACATACGATAAAGCCTGCACGATTCTGTTCAAAGCCATACTTGGCGAAGATATCCCGCATCGTAAGGCTGCCCTTGATAATGTCCACCGCACGCCCCATCAGAATGCCTCGCTTTCCAAAAGCTCCTTTGCTTCCCGGTACAGCACTTCGCGTATCAACGGCCCGCTCAGCTTCGGCTCGCAGAAAAGCAGCTGGCAGTTGTACCGCGCCAGCCACGCCGTCATACTTGCTATCAGCGCCTGCGGCGTCATTCTCGTGCGAAATTCACCGTCCCATGCCTGTTCCCACGAGCCGTTTTCCACAAGCAGATAGATTTTCGCGCCCATGCCGGCCGCGCGTTCAAATTCGCGTGTGAACCTGTCCCGGCTGCGCGTGTAGCATTGGCACAACTCGTCAAGGCTCATTTTCCGTTCCACGGCCACACGCCCGGCAAGGCTCCACCAGTCGCCTGTGGGCATCCGGAACTTCGCGGAATAGTCCCCGAAGTCCAACTTCTGCCTCTCGTACGGGCATTCCATTTTATTTAAACGAAGCCGCAGACGCGGCGTGTCCTGTTCCCGTGTGTCCACCAGTATCACCATGCTGTCAAGCACGGATTTTTGCTCTACCGGATGCATCAGAAGGGTAAATCTTCGTCATCGTCAATGGTGGCGAAATCATCGGTATCCGCAGCCACGTCAATGCTCACGGCATTTTTGTTCGGCTTGTCAGCAGGCAGAGTAAACTTGCCATTACGCACTCGTTCTACCGTCAGTGCTCTAAACGGCTGCGCTTTCCATCCATTGCGCGTCCCCATGGCCCATTGCTCGTTGCGGAACAAAATGCCGATCATCTTCCCCTTGAGCTGTTCTTCGTGTTCAAAATCAAAATGGTACCCGATATTACTTTCTTCAACAGCTTCGATCAGCGCCTTGAGTGCGCTCTTTGTCCACTCGTCATTTTCCGTGCCGTCGTCCTTGGGGAGATATTGCCGGAGCACACCTTTCCACTTCTTGTCCTCGCCGCGCTGCGCATCGAAATCCTTCTTGTAGTGTCCCGAAAAATCCCCTTCTGCAATGTCGAATGCGATCTCCAGCTTTTCAAAGGTGCTGCTGCCGTCGCGGCTCTCGTATGTGCGTACTCCTGCTTTCAAAATTTTGCAGATGTATGCTCCCACAGGCAGTTTTTCCCGCTCCGCTGCGGCTTTTACATTTTCCCAGTTATCAGGTTTTTTAATTGCCATTTCCATTACTCCTTTTCTTTTACAGCCTTTTCCAGTCCGTAATATTCGCGGATGATTCCATCCACGGCTTTCAAATCGTTTTCAATTACCGGCTCGAACATTTCCATCGGGCTCTTCGCGGTCGTGGTACCGTCGCTCTGCGTGATAAATTGATGATTTCGCCCGTCCGTCTGGCACAGCAGCACGATGGAAAACAAACCTTCCAGCGTCAATTTTTCATCCAACATCTTACCGATGGTCTTTGCCTTGATTCGCCCGTCCACCACGTCCACGTGGTGCAAAAAGTACACGATCACATCATCCGGCAGTTTTTTGATAACGAGCTGCACGAGATTGTAAAAATGCAATGCCATGTCTGTGAATTTCTGATATCCCACCTCAGCCGATTTGCTGAACATCTCAAAGCACATCAGATATTGGCTATCGTCAATAGCAAAAGACTTGCACTTGCCGCCCAGCAGGCCGGACATGATTTTTGCGTATTCATCTGTGTTTTTGCTCGGCAGTTTCTTTTTAAAAGGCAGCGGTTTCCCGGCCACATTGAAAATACCGATCTCACCCGGCTCAAAGTTCCGCAGGCTCGCGCTTTTTCCGCTCCCGCTCTCGCCTAGAATCAATACAGGGATTCCGATAAGTCATTCCTCCTTGTCAAACACGACACGTTCAGCTGCGTTCAAAATGAATATGCTGCCGAGCTGTGTCATCGAAAGCGTGCTCTCGTTATACACGTCAACCAATGCGTTATATGCTTCCGTGCTTATCCAAATCTGTGCACGGTTATTGTTGGTGTACTTTTTGGTTCTCGCTGGGATATGGATTTTACCGTCATTTCTCTCCATTGTTTTTCTCCTTCAGCGGGCAAAAGTGCCCGCGCTCCTTAAATGGTTCCAGCAGCCATTCACCTGTGAACCGGCAGCTGAACCGTTTAAAATCCTCCTCATACCGGCATCCAATCAGGCAGTACCTGCAGACCTTTTTCCCTTTTGGGAACCAAAACGGATCCGTCAGATACAGCGCTTCAAATTCCTGTATGCCAGCTGGGAAATCCTCCGTGATGGGATTCAAGCTCCCACCTCCAGATCTGCCAGCTCCTCGTCTATTTCTTCGATTTGAGCATCCAGTTCAAAGCGTTCAGTCTGGAGTGCATCTTTTTTGGCAAGAAGTTCTTCAATACGCTCTTTTTTCAGCTCATCCGCATGCGATAACTCCGGCGCAAAAATGCCATACGCAAATTCGTCGTTACTATATGCCATTTGACAAACGCCCTCTTTCGGTGTATTTTATAGATAGTGTATTTTTCTTTGTTGCCTTGTCCGTGTTGGTAGCGCGGGCAGGGCTTTTTTCATTTGTGTACATATTTAACTTGTACCTCAAATTTCTACATGGTATCCTTATGAACAAGGAGGTGATGACATGGACTTTGATTATTCGTGCATTTCCGATGTGGTAGATGCTTTAGGCGCTGATAGCGCTCAACAGTACTTAAATCTTGGTTGGATTTTGCTAAATACTGTAGCACTCCCATCCGGAGAAGATTCGTGCATTGTATATTCTCTTGGATGGAATGGAATGCGCGGAGAAGCTAAAAGGCCGTGACCGCTACATAGGATCAATCAGCAGTTCTTCCCATAGAAAATACAAACGGTTCATTCGTTGTTGCGTAGATTGCGATCCACTTTCCACTGGATAGCATCTGCGCAACTTCTTTTATGTCCTTGACTTCGCGTATTTCTTTAACATATTTGAGTTCTTCGCGTGCAACCTGATTCACTTTATTTGTCCTCCTCTAACGCATGAATGATATGATCAGTGCCAAAACAGACAGCACAAGTGCAACTGTTTGCAGCCATTCAGGACAATGTGGTACTTTCAATTGAAATCCTCCTCTCTCACCGATATGTACCCACCAATCCCAGCCAGCACTAGCACCAGCCCAAACGCCAGCGTTGCAAGCCCCGGCAGCATGTCCGAGTTGCCCCGGCCTATCGCCTGCAGGCCGTCCAGTACAGGTAGCATAGCTGCAATCAGCACCACCTTATAGATAAGGCTTGTCCATCCACGCAGGCCGCGCGGGAGACGCAGGCAGAACGGGTTAGGCTTGTCCATTTTCGTTACCTCTCACGCCACGTGCCCACGCAAGGAACGCTTCCCTTGGAACCATAAGGCGATTCCCGTTCCAAGTGAAATTGAATGGCCATCGTTGCTCTGGGTCGTCTGAATGCGCCTTTCTCAGAACATCACCCGGAGACATGCCGTATAGTGCGGCAATCTCCTTTGTTCCAATCCGTTCGCGCGTCATTTCTTCAATATCTTTCAGTGTCATAATTTCTCCTCGTTCGTTTTGTGGGGTGTTAAATCCGGTAGTCGCTTCACCTCATTTGTGCTACAATTGGTGCGAAAGGAGGTGATATTTTGGACTACCAGATTTACGATGAATTGCAGGCCTCTCTCGGAGGGGTAGCGGATGGGTTCGCACAAAGCGTCAACGCTGTCATCACCAGCTCTGATGCATCGGACGAAGCCAAGTCGCTCGCAACTCAACTTTGTAAAGAAGTAGAAAAATCTTTCAATGAATTGGCCGTATCTTTATCAGAAGCCCTTTCCGCAATTGCAAAATAAATCATTTGCTGCCAATCAAATTTGAATAGATAGAAAGTAAGCGTTTGAAAGGAGACGGGAGAAAATGAAAAAAGAAACACTGGCGGTATGGCAGGAGGGGGAATACAGTTACCCGCTGGCCTTTGGATTCGTTCCCAATCTGGTGAGCTATATCCATGAGGAGGATACGCAGGAGCGGCCATGTATGCTTGTTGTACCGGGAGGCGGCTATTGTGTGGTTTCCCCGACGGAGGGGGAAATTGTGGCGATGGAATTTTACGAAAAGGGTTATAATGCCTTTGTATTCACCTATACAACCAATCCGCTGATGCTGGAGCCCTTAAAGGAACAGTCCATGAGGGATCTGTCCAGGGCGATTCGCCTGATCAGAAGCCGTGCCGGCGAATTTCATATCGATCCCTGCAGATTGATTTTATGCGGCTTTTCCGCGGGCGGCCATCTTTGTGCCAGCGTGTGTGTCCATTATATGGATGTGGAGGACGGCAGATACGGCAGCTTCTCCAACCGCCCGGATGCGGCTATTCTTTCCTATCCGGTGATTACATCGGCGGATAAGGCGCACAGAGGTTCTTTCCAGGCACTGCTGGGCATGGA